CCGTCAGATTATGGGAGCCACCAGAAGATTGGAACTGCGAAGATGTCTCAATTGATAATGATTTTTAATAAGATATTTGTAATGCAAATGATAAATGTTTGTTCGAGACATTCGCTTAGGACTGCGTGTTCGCGTCGATAGCAACGGATTGATTGCTTTGATTGTTGGCAAGCCTGAGCATTACACCCCCAAGTCAAAGTTGGTGCGCATCAAGTACGAAAATAGTACGCGCTATGAGTACGTCACCAACACGATGATTGAACCTCTTCCTGAAGAAGAACAGTATCCGTTTGAGACTGATGGCTGAAGCAGAACCGACAAACAAACCCGGCAAACCGGTCCATGGAACCCGCGGTCCGCTCTCCAACGTCGCTGAAGAAGGTGAGCTGTGCATCGTTAGCGGCCACTCCCTGGGTCGTTACTCCAACTCTTCGATGCGCTACGAACCGCACCGCGCCTGCGTGCGCTGTGTTGCCGCGGCCCGCGAAGGTCAAATGTCCCTGTCGCTCGACAAGCTGCTTAAGAAGGAGCGGCAGCGAGCTTTGAAGTTCTGGAGCCAGGTCGACATCGGCGATCCCGATGAGTGCTGGAACTGGAAGGGTTACATCAACCCCAGAAGCAAATCACCGCAGTTCGGCTGGAAACGTGAGCGCATTGCCTCCACACCCCAGCATCACCCGCAGCGGGTCGCCATGTGGCTGAGTTGGGGTGATCTGGGTCTGGTGGGGGTCAAGACCACCTGCGGCAACCGCTACTGCTGCAACCCCTTCCATCTGATTCCGCAGAAGGTGGGGGTGTTCGTTGACCACGAAAGCTATTTGGATTCCTTTGAAACCCAAGCGGAGCTGATGACGCTCAAGCAGCAGGTGCACGACTACATCTACGAGCGTGCCATCAAAGAGCAGGCCAAGCTCAACGAGGAGCACTCCAAGGACTTCCAGGAACGCATGGCCCTGATGCTCGATTCAGAAGCCGGTTTGGCTGAGCGGATGGCTGCTGCGATGGCGGACATGCTCAATGGTGATCATGTCAGTTTGATTTCTGACAATGGAACATTGATTGATAATTTGATTGATGAAACTGATAACGATGAGTGTGATGAACCACCCCACGATTATTAATTAATTCAACTAGATTGACATAAAGAAGTCTTGTCTTTATGTCCCGCCGTACAGATCTCCTGCAAGAACTCCTCGCTAGCAACAAGTTTGGCGAAGAGAAAAGCAACGAGCAGAAGTTCATGATGGCAACTGCAGAGCTGATCCTCTCCGATCTGATGGACAAATCCATTAACGGACTGGCCAAGTATGGCGCGGGCACGTTGATCATCAACATGCTCAACGATCACACCATCTACATGTCAGGTCACGATGTTGAAGTCGACATCCGTGAAGCCGAGCGCCAGGAGGATGAAACCACTCTGGAGATGCTGCGTCAGTTGATGGAGCAGATTGACACCAATGACTTCACCAAAAATGTTCTAATCACGCTGATTTCCGATGCCGGATCCCGAACTTTTGCACTCGAAGCAGGTCGGAGCCAAGAAAGCCTCCGAGCGTCATGTGAAGAATTTAGCGGATAAACTTTCCGCCAAAAGTCTGAAGCTTCCGCTCTATCCAACGCCTGAGTTGATTGAGCGTGCTCGCAAGGTGATGGGAACGATTGATTTTGATCCCACCGCCGATCCCGTGCAACAGGTGCTGGTGGAAGCCACCTCCGTCCCTGCCCCTGATGCCAACCCGTTGACGATGCGCTGGCACGGCAATGTTTGGGTGTCCCCCAAAGGCGCGGTGAAGAACACTCGCATGTGGTTGACCAAGACCTTGCAGGAGTACCGCAACGGTCACATCAACAGCTTTGTTTTCTTCACCTCGGCATCTGAGCTGCTGCGGGCCACACCGGTGCTCTGGGATTATCCGATGTGCATTCCCTACAAACGCGTCAAGCAACTGCGGGCCACCAAGAACGGCTTTGAAGCTGTGAGCCCTTCGACTTGGAACTTCCTTTGCTACGGACCGCCGGTGGATCAGGCCTTGGATCAAACCGATCGAATCACACTCTTTTACAACGAGTTCCGTGACATCGGCCGAGTGATTTACAACGAGTATGCCGGTGATAACTGGAGCAAGGATCTCCATTTCATTGAGAACAAGGGGCGGGAATGAGCAATGCGATCCGCCCCGATGTGTTCATCAAGCTGCCCTCAGGACTGAAGGTTCACCCCCAGCGCCTGATTGTCAAAGACGGCAGCTTCTCTTGGAGCGCAGCTCTGGGTCCGCACACCTGCAGTGACGCGGCCCACGAGGCCCACATCATCAAGACAGCAAACCGTCTGGAGCAGCTGAACAAACAGGTCTCCGATAGCCTGGAACCCTGGCAGGGACTCAAACCTGTGCTCTGGTATTCACCGGTAACACCCAAATTCGAGGAGGGCATTGCCGTGCTGATGACCCATGCGGTGCGCTGCATCCACCATGTCTACCGTGAGCTGAAACCCAAGATTGAGTCCCACGAATCACTGAGCATGGTGGGTGATCTCATGCTGTTTCGACGTTGCTAACCGCTTTAATCAGGCGCTTGAGATACCACTGCGCCTTCTCCAGATCCTGCTCGGGCTTGCCCTTGTGCCAGCAGCGCAGGGTGTACTTGAGCACCTGAGCTTGCAGCATGCCCACCACCGGATCGGGAGCATGGCGGATGGCGTCTTCGATCACATCGATTGCTTCCATTTTCCCCTGGGTGTAATGCTTGGGGGAGTTGACCATGTCCTCATCTTTTTCCTTCTCCTGGAAGGTTTGGAATTGATGGTCCATTAGCTCAACAAGATCACCACTGCTTTGATTGGTGATGTAGTCCCACTCGAAATCATCCATCAGATGGGAATACAACGCGTCGGAATGCTCCTGCATCTCTCATCCTGCAATCGTTGTTCTTATATTAATAAATATTGAGTGGCCGTGTGATGGACAAAGTACCGAAGTTGACCGATCCCACCTACATCAAAGATCGTGAGGCCTACTTCATTGGTATGGCCCTTCATGTGGGCTCCGCTAACAACCATCCGCTGCATCCAGGCGGTGCTGTGATCACCCGTGACCGTGAAGTGCTGGTGGAAGGACGTTCAATCCTTGCCGAGAGTAAGGCAGAGATTGATGCCGTCGGTTATGCCATTGCCATGGCCAGCAAGCGCGGCATTCAGGTTATGGGCGGTACGGTTTACACCACCCGTTATCCATTCTCCCAGTCGGTCTTCCAGTGTTACCTGGCCGGTGTGCGCAAGATCGTTTGCATGAGCCACGAATGGGATAAGATCTACAAGCAGGAATTCAAGAAAACGGCCCGGTTGTGCCGTGACCTGGGTGTGAGCCTGGAGGTTTACTTCCCAGATGAGGGTGACACGTTCTCACCCGGTGCCAAGGAGCTCTACCTGATTGGTGGAACAGATCCGAAGCAGCAAATCGATGCCTTCGACACCGACGATGTGTTGGGCATGGACTTCACCAAGGGCGGAACGATTGAATCTGATCTTTGATATTGAGACCACCGGCTTGCTCCGCCAAGGAAACAAGCTGCACTGCATCATCCTCCGTGACGCGGAAGGAGAGCAGGAGCCTGTGGTGTTTGATCACCGCGAAAGTCAGACCAATGCCATGGGCATGCGGCGTCTGGCGGCAGCGGAGACCGTCATCGGTCACAACATCATCGGCTTCGACATTCCTTTCCTGCAGGAGATTGATCCTGAATGGAAACCCACCGGGCAGGTGATCGACACCCTCACCCTCTCCAGGCTCTATTACGCCAACGTCAAGGAGCGGGACTTCGAACGCCAACCAATCGGCTTGCCCGAGCGGCTCTACGGCTCCCACTCCCTAGCGGCCTGGGGCTACCGGCTCAAATGCCACAAGGGTGACTACAAGGGCGGCTGGGAAAAATACAACGACGAGATGCGCGAGTACGCCGTGCAGGACACCGAAGTCACCTTGAAGCTCTGGCAACTGTTGCAACGACGGATCAATGATTTTTCTGCCTGATCACTGCGTCACCGAACTGCGCATGGCCCAGCTCATGCAGCAGCAGGAGGCCAGCGGCTTCCGCTTCGACTTCGCCAAGGCCGAAGAGCTCAAGCATGAATTCGCTATAGAGACCCAAAAGTTGGTTGAAAAAATTTTGGGCCGATATCCGATGGTGCCCGACAAGGTCTTCACCCCAAGACGTGCCGACAAGAAAAAAGGTTACGTCGCCGGTGCCACCCACACCCGGCTCAAGGAATTCAACCCCACCTCCCGTCCGCAGATCGCCTGGGTGCTGCAGCACATCCACGGCATGACCTTCACCAAGCTCACCGAAAAGGGCAAGCCCCAAGTCAACCGTGACAGCCTCGAGGAGCTCTCGGTGCTGGCCCTGCAGCAGGGCAAACCAGAAGTCGCTGCCAGCATTGAGGACTTCCTCCACCTGCTGGACCTGCAGAAGTGGATGGGTCAGCTCTCAGAAGGTGATAACAGCTGGCTGAACATGGTGAACGAGAACACCGGCTGCATCCACCACAGCTGCATGCTCGGCACCCAAACGGGCCGTAACGCCCATAAATCTCCGAACCTCGGACAAACGAACAAGCAGGATTGGGCCCGCAAATTGTTCCTGCCCCACGAGGGTCAGGTGATGGTCGGCGTTGACCTTGAGGGCCTCGAACTCAGAATGCTCGGTGGGTACCTTGCCGCCTTCGATGACGGCGCCTTTGCTGATGTGGTGGTCAATGGTGACATCCACCAGCAGAACGCGGATCGTGTGGGCTGCTCAAGATCACAGGTGAAAACTTTGACCTATGGGTTCATATATGGCGGCGGCGATATTAAATTAGGCTCAATTTTGCACCCTGAATATAGTGATCATGAAAAGAAATCCCTGGGCGCAGAACTAAGGCGCAAGTTCCTCGATGCCATCCCTGGACTGGAACCTCTGGTCACTGCAATCAAACAAAAGGTGCGCACCAGGGGTTGGCTCAAAGGACTGGACAAGCGTCCGATCTACTGCCGCTCAGAGCATTCCGGGCTCAACTTTTGCCTGCAGAGCGCCGGGGCGATTATCAGTAAGCAGTGGTGCATTCAGACGGAAGATCTGCTGAT